AAGATGTAATACAGGTTTTAAATCTTTAATTTGTTTCATGCACTTTAAGGGGTTTCTACTCTCGCTTCCACCCCTTAAAATTTTATTGATTAACTTACAACGTAAGTAATTACTCCATCTACATCGTCACTAGCCGCTAAGGCAGCAACACTTGTAATTTGAATTGTAACTCCGTCATTACTATCAAATTTATGGTTACCACCAAGCAACTTAGTTGCAGCAGTATTACCTTCCATAGTTTGATAGCCAACAGTATCAACATCTAGTCCATCAACCATACCATCTGGATCAGCAGCAACTGCTGTTCCTGATGTATCATTGTAGGCTAACCAGCCAATATCTATTGTTGCATTACTAGCAACAATGTTACAATAAAACCTAGATAAACCACCTATGATTTTAACTCTTCCTGCTGGAAGTTTTCCTAGTATTATTTTTGATCCGGCATCACCGACACCATCTTGATTAAAAGAAAAAGCAAGTGTTCTTAATTTACCTGCATTACTTCTTGCACCAGCTTTCACTAATGGAGTTGCTATTGTAGCAGCATACTCAGTACTATTTTGTGTTGTTACAGCCATGTTATTTCTCCTATTTAGCTATTATTAGTTTGCAAGAACAGAAACAACTTTTGCTTCTTCCATTCTAGTTGCACCGATTGTTTGACAGTAGTACACTTGAGTAGCATAAGATTTATCTGATCTTTCGTCTATTCTAGCAGTTACATCTTTGCCAATACCAAGCAATATACCATCTTCTGCGAAGGCAATACATTGAGTGTTTCCAGCTGCATTATCAACAAGTCTATTAGACACATGAAATTTGAATCCCATAAAAGAATCAATTTCTCCATGAACCAATGCTTTAACTGTGTTAAAGTCACTTGAAGTAACAGTTGTGTTATTTAGCAAATCACTAATTTCAGTTGGAGACACAACAATGTGTCTTTTAATTGAAGGATCAACATCACCTGCGTCTAGAGTAGCTTTTGCTAATGCTAGTTTGGCAATGTTCATAGTGTTAGCTCCACCAGTACCTACTGCAGTAATATTACCTGCTGGTAATGCAACTGCTGTTCCACCGGCTACACCTGTATTAGCTGAACCTAATGCTGCTGCGATAATAACATCATCCATTGCTCTTCCCATTGCGTATGCAGCGGCTTTTGCGTAAGATGAAGTTGGATCGATTAGCAATCTAACTTTGTCTTGTTGATCGATTAAATCAGCAAATTCGTAGTCAGATATACTACATCTTCTTCTACTATGTGGTGTATCGATTTGTGGTGTGTCAGAATGTCTGCTAACTTTTAGTTGAGCTGTTACTTTACCAATTTGGTCAAAGTAAGCATCTTTTCCAACGATAGATTCATTTCTAACTGCGTCTCTTAATAAAGACCCCATTTGTTGTGATAACATTTGTATGTTGGCAGAATACTGCTCTACAAATGCTGTTGTTATTTGTGATGACATATTTGTCTCCTATTTATCATTATTATTATTATAAAAAACAGAACAGTTCTCCATCAATAATGATAGGCAATTCTTGGATTTAAAGTCTTTTAGACTACAATGCTATTCTTTGTGGTCAATAAGGTTCTTGCGAGTTATCTTATATTTAATTCCTTATAATATATTTTATTATATTACAAGGAATATAAATTATTTATCTTCTTTAGGTTGAGACATTTCTCTTAACGTATAAACCTGTTGAACCATTTTTGCGTGATCTGGATGTCTATGATTCCAATAAGGTCCAGTAGTATCATTAGTAATAGATGATATTTCTGATTGTAAATCTTTCATTGAATTAACACTTTCACTTTCAGTTGAAACTAATTTATCTTCTGAAAGCATACCAGCAATCTTTGCAAAGCCTTTTATTATTTCTGGATGATCTCCAATTCTAGTACCATCTTGCATTTGTAAATCTAGTATTTCTGGATTCATATTTGCTTTTGCTAATGCACTAGCTTTTGAAACATTGTTATCAAACTCTTTACCCCACTCAGCTCTTAGTTCTGTTTCAGCTTTAGCTTGTGCGGTTTCAGTATCAACAGTTGCTCTTTGCATATTACTTTCCATATTATTTTTATAGAACTCTAATATACCTTGAGCTTGTGTATTGTTTAAACCAAGTTTATGAGATTGTTCGGCAAAGTTTTTAATTGCACCTTCATCCATAGCTACTGCTTCTGATTCAATATTCAAAGCATATTTGTCTGCAGTTTCTGGTCTACCCAATTTTGAGTACACTTCATTCCATTGATCTTCAGTTGAATTTTTATTGGGTACAGCAACTTTGTCTTGTCCAATCATTCTTGTAGCATTAATATAACTTTTTGCTAAAGCATCTATTTCTGTAAACTTTTCAATGTTAGGGTCGCTTCTAAATTCTTCACTAATAGAACTTTTCCAATTTGCTACTGGTGTATCTCCACCACTAACTACATTTGGTTTTGCAACTGGCTCTACTGTTTCTGTTGTTTCTACAGGCACAGTTTCTTGTGTTATCTGTTCACTTGACATTATTTATCCTTTTGTTGTAGCATTGATTTAATAAATAGAATGACGCTACGTTGTCCCTCTAAGTATGCACTCTCGTGACTATCTCCTTTTACATTAGTAGTAGTATGATAATGGCATCTTTTTTTTATATCTGCCAAAACATTTTTACCTTCATCTGATGCAAAAATAAATTGATAATCTTTTCCAAGTTCTTTTAATTGTTTTTGTATTTCTCTTACTTGTTTTTCTTGTTCCTTGTTTTCCATGTTACTCCACTAAGGCTTTTGCTTCTTCCGGTAATGCCTTTGCTAGTGGTGCGATTTGTCCCCCGGCTTGTGCAACCTGTTGCATCTGTGCCATTTGTTGTTGTTGTTCAGCTTGTGCTGCTTGTTGTTCTCTTTCAGCATTAACTTGAGATTGAAGTTTTAATAACTTCTGTGGCATACCAACTATATCTGCAACGTGTTTAACCAATGCGTCAAAGTTAATATAATCAAATACAGGTGCTACATTTGCTAGACCTCCTAGTATTTCTAATGCTCTAGTTATTGATGAAAGTTCTGTAGATTTTTGTGCTTTAGCTAATGGAGAAACATATTCTATTTCTACATCTTGACCCGATAAAAATTCTGGTGCTTCGGCAAATTGATTTTTTCTTAATAGAATATTAAAACATCTATCAATTAATGGTTTTAATAATTCAGATTGTAGTCTACCTAATACTGGTCCAAGTAATCTCATTTTCTCTTCGTTTCTTTGTACAACTTCTGTAGCTGTCATTTGTGGACCTTGTTGTAATTGTAATTGGTTTACATAGAATACTTCTCTAATAGCATTTCTTCTTTGTTCTTCCATGTTTAAACCTAATGGATTATTTGCACCAATGTTTAATGGTTCAATTCTATCTCTTGTACCACTTCTATAAAAGTTTAATCCACCCGGTACAGTTCTTACAGGCAGTAAAAAACCATCATCCGGAACTAATAGTGGTGGGTCAACTTGTTTCTGTGCAGCTTTGATTGTCGTTTTAGACATTTCATTTAACATCTTAACATCTGGTAAGGCTGTCATTGCAGGTGATCTGCCATAAATTTCGTGTGATGCTTTTAAATATCTTGGAACTACATAAGGAAACTCTTTAAATCCAGACATAGATAATTCGTTACCACTACCCATTTCTAAATACACAGATTCAAATGGCATATTCTCTTTGTCTTTTAATTTAGGATTAAAATCTGCTCTTGGATAAACACAATGTAAAACATCTATATCTTGGTATGGGTCTTTTTCAGCTGTGACTTTTATGTTTTGTGAAACCTTATCACCAAACTGTTGCACTAAAGCTCTAGCAGATAAAGTAAACTTTCTGTATACAGTATCTATTCTACCTTTGTCATCTTCAGCTATAAATATTTCAGCAATATGTTTTGTGGAAAATTTTAATAAATCTTCATCATCTTCTTCTATGTACATTGCTGCAGTACCAAATGTAATTAGATCATGGTACAATTCAAAAATTTCTTGTTGAAAGTTTGATCTATTAAATGCTGTGTACATATCTGCAGTTACACTTTCTAACCAAAGTTTAGCTTCATCATTTTGATCCATTTGTGCATTTTTAAATTTAAGAGTAAACCAAGGTGTTGATGGATTAGTCATCATGCCATGTAGTGATGCTGCTAATAATTCTAATGCTTGTAGAGGTGATGAATCAAAAATTAATTCATTTCTTTTATCTCCTCTTGATCTTTTTTTGGTAATGTTTGCTTTTCTTGGCATCATGTAGTCAGCAACTTCTTGCCAATGATTTTCCCAGTTAGCTCTTTGTGAATTTAGTCTGCCAAACCTTGCTAGTAACTTTGTAGTTGTTTCTGTTTTTGCCATTACTTACCTTTTTTTTTAAGTGCAATTTTATGTGCTGCTGTAAAACTTATTCCTTTGTTCATAGATACTTTCATATCTTTCATATGTTTTGTAGAATGATGAACACTATGTTTTTTTAAAGTTGTTTTTTGTCTATCTGTTAATGCCATTATACTATTCCTAATAAACTTTTTTTACCTAACGAATAATCTGCTGATGTTTTTGTAACACCTTGTGATCCAGACATCATTGTCATTTTTCTTCCTCTTTTTTTAATTTTTAATAATCTGTTTGCTTCTGTATCAGCGTCTGCTTCTGTTGTTGTTGCTTGACTTACTTCTGCTTCTGTTGGTGCGGTTTTAGTTACTTGAGTAATAGTATTGTTTCCAGATTCTGCACCTGCACTTTGACCACCATCATCATATGTTATGGTAGCTTTTTTTTTTGGTTTTTTTTGAGGGTTTACATCTCCTTGATAATCTGATTCACCAGCCAAACTGTCGTTTATTTTTTGTTGTTCTTTTTTCTTTTTATCTTTTTTTTCTTGTTCTGAAATAAAAAATCCTGCATCTGCTCCAGTATTTCCTCCTGCTCCGCTACTTGATGGTCCTGCACCCATATTAATTCTTTCCTAGCAACGTATTAGTTGCATCTTCGTTATCTTCTTGTATGCCAAGAGGACCAGTTAGTATTGTTGATCTTCTACCTTTTCTTTTTCTTGCCACAGCATCTTTGTCTTTTTTAATTTGTGCTTTTTCTTCGTCAGAAATTTCTGAAGATGGAGCTTCTATTACTGGAGCTGGTGGTGGCAATGGTGGTGCTTTTGGTTTAAATATTGAACCCATTTTATTTTCCTATTAAATAATTTGATAACTATTATCTGCTATACTTTGTGGAGCAGTTTGTCTAGTATTTATTTCTTGAAGTCCCACCGCTAGATACCTCATAGCATCCGCTGCGTGTGAACTCCAATCGTGTACAGGCTTTGTTTTAAACATTCTATCTTTATCTACATATCTCCTGTGGTAATGTCTTAACGCATCTATTAACTTTTTGCAATGGTCTGTATCTATGTAACATCTTGGTAACGTCATTGTGGTTGCGTGTATGCCATCCTCAAGGGGTATTTTTGGTACTACCTTAAATCTTAATCCTAATTGTGTGGCGACCTCTCTCCGGGTCTTGCCATTGCCAAACTCTGTTACTTCAATGTCGTGTGGTGCAAAGTGATTTTTGTAAACATACTCTTTGTTATCAATCATCTTAATGTAATAAGGTAAACCTTGACCTCTCTCTTCATGGTAATCAATTATGTTAATGACACTTGCGTTCTGCTGATAGAATATAATAGCACTATGGTCGGAGACCCCCAAATCCCATGCTGTAGAAACTGGTAGTGCAGGATCGTATGGTACTCTGCATAACTGTTTGTTGTCATCCATTTTGCCAACCACATCCCCATATACTGCTCCTTCAATATTGGCAATCCAATCACACTCAAATTCTTGATTGTATTTTTTTTCTCCCATTACTTCTTTTGCCTTGACCAACTCATCTTCATCTACAATCTTAGTATCACTTGCTTTTGCCTTGTAGTTAAACCAATCTTCTGCTCCATTAGCGTGTTGGTATAATTCATAGAAGTTGTTGTTCATTCCAGCAGGTGTACCAATAAAGACACAGTAGCCTTTACGATCAGATAGAGCTGGTCTAATTATCTCTGGAAACAACCTACTGTTGACGTTAGCATATTCATCTATAACGCAGCCATCAAGATAGATACCTCTTAATCCATCTGGAGAATCTGAACCAAGTAATGTTATTCTAGCACCATTGGGTAAATCAACTCTAAGTTCAGTTTCATTAAATTTTGTATTAGGTATCTTGTCGGTAAATTGTTTCATGTAATCCCATGCAATACTCTTTGCTTGTTTAAAGGTTGGAGCAAGATAGGCAAATCTAGGATTCTTTTCTTTACAAGTAAGAGCTGACTTAATGAGGTGGTTAATCATACATACTGTTTTTCCGAATCTCCTGTGACAGACTAGCACACTCCATCTATGTTTATCAATTTGTTGGTGTAAGTAACTCTGATGTTTTCTTGGTGTGTAGGGAATCTTAATTTCCATATCTAGTGTATAGAGCTATTCCTATACTCATCATTTGGTATGTAATCAAAGTCTAGTTTGTCCATAGC